ATGGCCTCATCGGAAAGCAGACGCTCGCCGCATTGCAGAAGGCTAATATGCAGGTAGCATCTGTATTCAGCGGTAACCTTCAGGTTCCCGCAAATGCACAGCCAGCTCAACAGCAAGGAGCACAGCCACAGCAAGCACAGCCGCAGCAACAGGCACAAAATGTAACTTCCAAGAAGTTTAACGAAGCACAGGCTCAGAAATTCCTTAAAAACAACATAATCTCCCAGCAAGAATACAATAACTGGAAGCAGTACGGTATCGCCCCAGTTTTCCAGAGGCAGAACCCGCAAGGAACTCAAAATCAGATTGCCGCAATGCAACAGAAACAGAAGGAAGTAAATACAGGAACTAATGTACAGAAGGGTGGACAACAGACTGCATATACAACCAACGGACCACGAAACGCCGCTGAAAAGAAGTTCTTCGACCAGACCAAACAGAATTACATCACAATATACTCTGTCGATAAAAAGACACCCAAAAGCATGATAGTTGAAAAGGCTGACCAAGCAGCAAGGGAGGCTCTCGCCAAGATGCAAAAAGGCGAATGGGCCAAAGAAGGTCAGGCCGCACTCAACAAGGTGATTGACAACATGGGAAACAATAATCAAACTCAAAATGCCGCACAGCCACAACAAGTGGCCCAGCAAAACAAAGCAAATCCAACACAGCAGAAAGGTACGGAACAACCTGTAAACCAAACAACACCTCAGAAGCCGCAGGCACAACCGCAAGTTCAACAGCAACAGCAGAACCCGAAGCAACCCCAAGGCTCGACCCAGTACATGTCAGGAAAAATATCTTACATGAATCTTCCCCCAGACGAGAAGAAGGTTTATGACGATGCCGAAAAGAAAGCTATGGCAGAATATATAAAGAAAGGAAACAATGAGCAAACCGCATACGAAAAGGCTCAGATGAATGCACAAGTTGCTGTTCTCCGATTCAGACAGAAGAAAGGCAACAAAAGCTAATCTACCATCAACACATTAACATACACCCACGGGCTATCTCGTGGGTGTTTCATTTATAATCCACCCGAGGCTATAAACTATAATCAGATTAAGATTTTGCTGGCATATATGACGTTGTTTGAATCAGAAATACGAAAATTGAATCTTCCCGGATATATCGTGGATGAAATCGTATCCCTAAGGAATATTTGTATGGAAGCCGGGGCACAACCCGCTCAACAACCAGTTCAGCAACCGGGTCAAAAACAGGCACAACGACAGCCTGTTCAGACGCAGCCACAACAACCCGTTCAGCAACCAGCTCAGCCAAATGCACAACAGCAGCCTGTTCAGCAACCAGCTCAGGCAAATGCACAACAACAGCCTGCACAGCAACCACCTCAGCCAAATACGAATCAGCAACAAGAGCCCGCACAACAAAACACTCAGCAAAACATTAACGAGAATCAAATCGACGCAAAGAAACTGATGAAAGAGTTTACTGGATATCTGAACGGCTGCAAAGAGACAGTAAAAAATGCCCTAATAAAGGATTTTGGTGAAAATGGAAAGGCTATATTGAAGCGAGTTGAAGAGTGGTCGAAGTCAAACTCACCTATCAACTTCGATGAAGAAATACTCCCGTTTTTCAAATCGACAAGTGGTAAACCAGTTGACAAAGCCACAATTAACAAGTTCCGCCAGAATTTCCAAAAGTATTTTGGTTTGAAAATCAAGGAGGCCCAGCCAGTCCCGAAATCAAAGGAACCTCTTAACGAATCCTGCAGCAAGCCGTGTTTGGAAGCACTCGACGTGAAAAATGAAGTCGAGGAAGATTACGGCCATCTACTGCATTTGCTTAACTTTTACCTTAATGAAGATTGGTATAGGTTCACCGGCAACTTCAAACGCACCTTTGAGTTTAAGCTTACATTCCATCCGCCTCTCATTACGGTATATATATCTCCTGTATATAATACTCCGCAGCATAAAAACGAACCTGATGCCATTGAGGTTCTTCTACAAGGAAAATCTAAGGTACTAATGGATTTCTTAACAGCTACCGTAACTGGCACAAATCCCGATGATATGAAAGAACTGGTATCCAAGGAATTGACCGAGTTGCTTACGAACAACGACGAAGTCGTTCGTTATATCAAGGACGGCATGGCTAAAATTATAGAACGCTCGCATCAGGTGGACGTTATGCCGCTTCTGGACGAGGAAACCTGCGAACATCAATCGTACCGACATACTATGATGAAAGTGAAAGAGTTCCTTGAAAATTGCAACCCGAATTACGCAAATATGACATTGGGCAAATTCATTGAAACAGAAAATTTAGATATTGATACTTTCATTGAGTTGCTGAACTATTATGGATGCGAACTCCAACCAGAAAAAGCCGAAGCAGCGATAAATGAAGCCATCAAGAAGAATATGAAGGTACTCCAAGCGATTACCTTCATAACAAAGAAATATGAAACTGGTAGATATCTGGGAAGCAACAGTGTTCAGCTCGTGGATGGCCGTATCTGGCGTAACGGGCTTATTTTCAATCGAGACAAGGTGCTATCCCGTCTGCAGAAAATGTACGATGAATATATGTATGTAGAAGTCGTCGAAACGATGTCAGACAGAGAATACAGATTTGAGAGTTTCAGGCGTGAGATGATGGGTGACGACACCCCGTTGCCTCGTGAACGAACCGTAAAGAAACCTCGGCATGAAAACCCGCTACCATTCAAGCAATGGGCGACCACGCCGAATGAAGAGACTGGAAAGACTCCGCTCGATACCGTTCTCGACCAGCTGGAACAGGACGATGACACTCGTGGCACCTACGAAGAACACTTCGATGGAATGAGTCGTGTAGCCAATTCGACTAACTGGCCAGAGGTTGAATAAATTAGCCTAACCTATCTAACAACGCATCGACATCCAGGTCAGATGCGTTATATTTATTTACATAGACACTCTTGAACAATTTCATTGTCACTTCGTTCAGTAGGCGTGCCAACGCCTTCTTTTCATCATCGCTCAACTTGTACGATGACATCAACATGCAATGCTGGTCATGTCCGCCATTTTTATTGAACAGTGTGATATCGACGGGTTCATCATCGGTCAGACCGACCTTTTCATACATGTGCTTGGCGATGTCGTTTCCCTTCTCGACGGTAAGGCAGTTGATATCAAACTGGTCCATCAGCATGTCGAGAAGGATTGTCCCGACACCATGGCCACGCTCTTCATCCTTGACGACGAAGTCGCATAGAAAGTTCGCATCGCCAGATTTAACTACCATCGCCCGAGCGACACCAGATTCGCCCTCATTTGCATAGGCAGGGTAAGCGAAGATTCGATAGACATTTTCCATCGGCTGCTGTACAGATAATTTTAGGTCGAGCATGTCAGAATTCCATTTTCAAAATATAGTTTATAGCCAGACTTACGTGAATTGCCTATGGTATCTAAATACATCTACTTTGCTGCGAACAACATGCTCGAACACCCTCTGTACAGGAAGAGTTTCATACTCGGTGAAACTGACAATATCCTTGAACGCCAACATCAGTATAACGTGATGCAGAAGGGAATCCAGCAGATACCGTCAGGAACCATAACCTCATGCGATGGTCAGGGAGGACTGATTTTCCCGTTTGTCGATTACTTCAAGCTAACCATAAATGCCGTAGCCAATACAAAAAACAGGCATGACACCTTTATCCATGATATCATGCTACACGAACGCCCGTTCACGGACTTAGTCTACCATGTAAAGGATAAACTACTGATGAACACCAAAGAAGCATTTGCATTCTATAACACAAGTGACTTCATCAGGGATATCGAACGGATAAAGGAATTCCTTATCGAAAACCTGACAAGCTATGGGCACTACACTGTCATGGAATACAAGTTCACCTAGGTTAACAATGGAAGTAAAGTTATACAGCCCAGCAGAAGTAAAGGAACTCTTGTCCAACATGGATACCATCAAGAGATTTCCGATGATTTGTTACGAAAAGGACGAAAGCAACATCGAAGGCAAGACCCCTGAAGAAATCATGGACAACGCAAAGACGATGGGGTATAACGGCGAGTGGATGGTATTCACAAGCATGAATGTGATTATCGGACTTGCCTGTGCCGATGTCGAAGAAAAGACAACCAGAAATCTTCACCTCTATGAGTTCGAAGTGGCGACTGATGCACAAGGTAACGGATTTTCAAACACGATGTTGGACTATGTATTCAAGTACGCACGACAGCACGAGTGTCAGTACATAACCCTGATGGCGTTCGACGATGATGCCCGTAGTTACTGGGAACATCAGGGATTCACCCTGTCTCCTCACTCAACCGAGCAGCTGAAACTTCTTTTCAAAAAACTTTAAAAACGAAAGGGGTCCCCAGCGTCGACTCTGAGAACCCCCATGCCATACATCCCATGGTGTTGGGTAACGGGATGGCGGCCAAGTCCTGTGGCGAAATGGCTTGCCTCCGTGCTACGGGTCACGGTCCCCGTCCGGCAATGTTTAACGAGCTGTTCCGAACTCAGCCTTTTTTCTGAGAATCCCTTACCGTTATAAGGAAAAGCATCAGATTCCTTTGCTCGGCGGCCTTCCAGGTACCAGCCTGAAAAACCTTCCATCACATATTATAGAAAATTTAACGAGCGATGTCAAGACTTATACCAAATTTTTCTGGGTGTCTGGTAGTTATGTTGCAGTCTATGGTTCGTCCGCCTTCGCTAATACGAGGCATCCTCACATCAGTAGTGGCCTCCGGGTCGATTTTCTGAACCATAGACATTGTTACCGACTGCAAATACCGTTCGATAGATGCCATCTCCGCATCCTGGCCAATGGGGGTTCCGATATACTCTTCAAGCTTGTTGTTAATATGTTGAAGCATCATTCGGGCATGAATAAGGTTTAGTGCAGAGTCTTTGTTATCCATTATGTACCTTCCTTTTGTCTCTTGTCCCGCCATATAACCATGGCTTCTAAAATAGTGATTGGTTCCAGCTCCCAACCTCGGTTCCTGTTCAATTCATCGCACACATCCTTTGCACTCCTCTTGGACAGCCACTTGAAGGCGTATCTCGGGTCATCGACAAAATCTCCATACCGCTCGTCATTGTATTCACCGAGAAACTTCCCGTGTTTAAAATCGACGAGTACAAAGCAATGGTCGCTTATTGCCTCGTCAATGTCGATTTTCGTAGTAGTGCGCTTGGCATAGTATTTCAGTGCGATATACACCGCTAGCAGGAATACTATTAAAAGCAGTCCTGGAAGAAACATCATCCAGGCCTGCAATGTGTACATGTCGTATGCGTTATACAAAGTTTCCATACTGGAAGCGACAATGCTTATACCGATATCGGTTTAAGCACGGGAAACATTCGCCTCAGGAGAGGCAATTCCACTGGTTTCGGAGTATAATCTATTTCTTCGTCAGGCAAATAGTAGTCGCCACGATATAGTTTTTGGTAGAACTCGTAGAGGTATTCTTCTGTCTTTGTAAGAAGCACGGTGACATTCCAGACGAAATGAGTTGGGCCGTCCATGTTAAACTCCCACGCACCTGCTTCATTCAATTCCTTCGTGTATCTTCCATAAGATACGGGAACGGACTTAATCATGTCGATGATTTCACGTTTACTCAGATTGACGTTCATGTTTTCTCCTTTGAAATTGGTATACTCGATTTAGAAAAAGATAAATTTGAGACAGGCTATCATGGCGATTCCAAGCATCAGCATTATGGGAACCATGAAGATGATTACCCATACGATAACACGTACATTGAACGTGTTCGCCTCGATGCTGTATAGCTTGAAGTCAGCCATGAGGCGAAGAATCTGGTTGGCAATGAAGATTCCGATTTTTTCGAAGATGTTCTGATATTCGGAAATGTTGTTTCTCTTGTATTTAGCGATAATCATGGTTATCCCTCGAATGCAACGTATATTAGTTTGAATTTCGTGACAAATTTCTTTCCATCCCGTTCTTCCAGGTCTCCCCAGCCGACAGGAAAGATTTTCAAGTTCTTTACCCCGTAGCTTTCACAAATGTTCATCAGCTTCTTGCCGTGCTTGTTTGATTCGCACTTAAATGTCATGATGAGTCTGCCGTTGACATTTTCGGCAGCAATGCAATGACCCATTATCTGGTCTTCCCATACAGAAGAAAGTGGAATTTTCTTGATTCCCCTCTCAATCGGGTTTAACTCCTGAATGATGAACCTTTCTCCTTCTTTGAACTTCTTGACCACATTGTCAATCGTCTCCGGGGAATACCAGTGCAGCTCGTTAGTGGTAGAATCCCTGGTCGGATTGTTACAGTCGATGACTTCTGCAGGAAACTGGTAGTCAACTTTAATCCTTGGCATTCTTCACCTCTTTAACGAAATCGGGGCCGCACAATACTTCAAGACTTCTTTCCATGATGGTCATGCGGCGCTGCCAGTAGTCGCTTACGTTACGAAGAAATATCCTTACCTGCTGGCCGCATTCCTTCTTGCTGATAACATCTATCACGTCACCGTAAAACTGGCGGCAAAGTTTAAACTCGTTGCACAGGCGAGCCTTGTCGCCGACAAGATTTTCATACACTTTCTTCTGTTCGTCCGTGAAGGACGCAATAATCTTTTCTCTAAGTTCAGGTTTGATTCCAGCCATTTTACACCTCGTAGTTTTCCAATAGATACCTGTGAGCGATAACAGCATTCCGCAAAGGTTCGATGAACGTCGCATGGCCATACTTTTCTTTCGGCCTTCCGTGATGGATATGGGTAATTCCAGTTCGAGGAACCCCGAGGCCAGCAAGGATAATTTCCTTGTCATAGAAACATTCGATACCAAGGAAACTGTCTTCTCCACCCCATCGTCCACTAAATATGGGGGAGAACACGCAGTCATACCCATACAGTGTCGAATTGATTTTAATTAGACGCTCGATTGCCGCCTTGTTCATCCCGATGTTGCATGACCAGAGTACAGCGGAGTCAAGGACAGGAGCTTCCTCGTCGATTACAGTAAACGGGTCACGGAAGATGTTCCTATACTTGTTGTGCTCCCGCTGGTCAGTGTAGCCAAAGCTAAAGTCATCACGCCTCCCACAAAGAACCACTGGCTTATCATTGGTCAAGTATTCGTCATATCCCTTGATGATATCCCCTTCCGGGAGACAGTCACCGTCGATGAACACCAGCTTGTCGCAACCGTCGGCGAGTGCCTCCCTGATACAGATGTTGCGGCAGTAGCCTGCGAGGAAGTAATCCACACCTGGGGTCATCATCGGGCGGTAGACATTTTCGGGAACATTGACGTTGAACAGCAACTTGGAAAATGACTTGCAATCATGCTTGGACATTATCCCGATTGCCTGCTTAGTTACTGTATCGGATTCACGGTCGAGCATATAGTAGAGACGGTCAGGCTTCACGCTCATTTCATCCACCTTAGTCAATATCTGGTCCATATAGGGGACCTGATTTTTACTTATAATGATTAAGCCTATCATACTACTATCCCAATGATTCCAAGAACAATTCCAATAACAGACAGAGCAATCGCCACATATTCAATAGGGAACTTTTTCTCCGTGGTAAGAGTTTCAATCGAACGAACCCTTTCCTGCATAGAGATTTGTGAGCCGATTATCTGCTGGTCCTGCCTTATCAGAGCATTCACCTTATCAAGTATATCCTTCTGATTGTTGGCATAAGTCCCTATGATATCATACAGGCCCTCGACATTGTCGGCCAGTTTGTACACCGCCTTGTTGACATCGTCATCCATGTCGTTGAACTCATCCATGCTGTAACCACCACCAGAAAACACGGAGGCGAGCATATCGTCAACTGCGGATTCTTCTTTCGGGGTCAATACTTTTTCAGGTTTCTTTACAGGAGGAATCTTCATGTCAGAAATCGTATTGATAGGAAGCTGGCTGTTCGGGATAGCCGTAAAATGCTTCACGACATAGCCATCCTTCTCCTCAATCTTTGTCATAGAAAAACTCTTGGGACCTACGGAAATGAACTTGATTCCATCATGCTTTTCAGGCACAACATACAGTATCATGTGAGTAACAACGCCTTCGCTCAGGAAAGACATTGCCGTCTGATTTCCGCCAAGGATGTAAACAGGCTTGTCAATACGCTTCGCCAAAGTCAATGCGGTGAACACATTGGTCGTATATGAAGTATTCTTCAACCGAGTGGTCAAGCTTTTTGAAAAAAGGATACGGGAAGCCACTCGGGTTTTCCTAAAGCAGGCCAATTCATTGTAAGCGTTGCGCCCCATGATAATAGTGTTTCCCTTTATAAGCTTCTCCATGTCCTTGTGAATAGCATCACAATTCCAAGGAATCGATGTCCCGTTTCCTATCGTGCCATTTGCATCAATCGTCAGCAAAAGTGTAATATCCATATAAATAGTCGTGTAATCTTGTAATTAAACTACATTTTTCGACTAATTGAATATATGGAGATTCTTCGATGCACGGGTAAAAGCGGTGTATTTAAGCTTGTTACGCTGGACAACATCCCAGTCGCAGATATTGATATCCTTTTCGACAACATAAACATTGTCGATTGTGGAACCCTGAGCCTTGTGGATGGTCATTGCATAGCTGTAATTGACGTAGCAGAACGATTCGATGAAGTCATAGAACTCCTGCCAGACCTCATGCCTGTTATGGACAGGGAGGCCCGTCATTGGGTTCACTTCGGCACACAGCGTCCTTGCCTTTCCGATGAGATTTCTTTTAATCGCAATGTAAGTCGGATAACCTTCCGATGACAATACTTTGATATGGCGTTTCTCTCTCTTGTTCGGCGGGGCCATATAGTTATCCACAAGCAGGCTCCAACAGACAATGTTCGTGCCCTCTTCAACATACTTGTCAGCTTCAAGCACCATCAAACGTTCACCGTTGGCATAAACCTGCATTTTTTTCTCACCGACCACGGGAACGCTGTATCCTTCCGTTACAATCAAGTCGTCGCCCGCAGTATACTCTGCAACCTCGGGACCAAATATATGGCGCCGGATGAAGCAGTTAGACTTGTCGACTGCATTGTTCGTGTACGCCAGAAGGCGGCAGAAATTTTTATTTTCCTTGTATTCTTCCGACATGAAATCGGCAAACAGGTTTTCAAAGAACGGCTTCTTCATCGTGTAGAAGCGAACCCCTTCCCCACGTTCATTCACTCTATCCACATGTTCAAAACAATCTGTCGCACGAAGCATATTCCTCGGGTCACGGATAGGAGTCACAAGCCCGATGATAGGGTTGTCTGCGGAAACTCGCATAACCTGAGTCAAGCGGAAAATATGTTGAACCCGGAAAAATACTACCGACGATTGCAAATTAACAGGAGGTAACTGAGCTTCATCACCGACATAGAGTATCTTCATCAAAGGAAACTCACGAAGAATACTCTGAATCATCTCGTAACATTCGTCGTTAATCATCGACGCTTCGTCGATAACAATGAGGCGATATTTGGAGGCATGACATTTACCTTCCCTTACGAGAACTTTGCCACGGTCTTCATTCTGTTCAAGTTTAAGTCCGAGAAGCCCACTGATAGTCTTGTCGTAATTCTTGCCACTTCTCTGCGAAAGGACACGCACGGCTTCATTAGTATAAGCAGTGCAGTATACCTTAAACTTCTTGTCCGATTTAAAATCTTTTACGACTTCCTTCAAAAACACATTAAGAAGGGAGGTCTTGCCAGTTCCAGCGGCACCAGCAAGGACCATTTCCCTCTGGGAATCGTCGTGCATGAATGCAAGCATTTCAGCCAACCCCTTACGCTGGTCAGGGCTAAGCTGTTTCTTTGTAATTAGATTCGTGTGACTCATGCCGATAAATATACATAATAAGACGGCAAATGTCAAATGCTATCTTACTAATAGACCGTTGTCATGAACTGAGTCGCATCAATGGCCTGTTGGACACTGTCGTAGACTCGTGCATCGGTATTCATCGTCTGATGATTGTACTTGACCTGACGCCAGATTTCCTCGATACGGGTTTCCCTGTCCTTTGCATTGTACGCCTTCGTATTGATTCCAATGCGGCATCTTGCCGGAGGAGGAATCTCACGGAGCTTGACAAGGCATTTCAAGGCATGTTCGAGCTTATTCAGTTTGACATTATAGATATAGCGGTAGTAGAACCCTTCGGCACGCTCCGGGATATTTTCTATCATTTCCATCGTCAGTTCATCGGCCAAAGCGAATTCGCCCTTCGTCAACGCATCAGCAACTACATAGTCGGCAGCAGCAATCGTTTCGTCAAATTCCCAGTAAGGAAATTCATTTAGACAGATTTCATACCACAGACGAGCCATTTCGGGATTCTTCGTGTCCTTGTAACTGGTTGCAATGTAATATGCCGTACGGAGGGAATGACCCTTCTTCCACAGCTTAATCAACGCCTTCAAGTTTCGAGAGACATCACGCTGTTTCTTGAAGTTAATGAACTCGTTCTTAAAGGTAATCACCTTCCTCGGTTCCGCCGTGTCTATAACGTATTCATGAATCGGGTTGATGAACCTCGATGTTTCCCTACGCACAATCCTGACCCTAGGAAATTTCATCGAACGGGTTATCCTAGTGTACATAACAATGTCTGACGTAGAGTACATCGTACTAGCCTTGTCGAACTTGGCACGGACTTCTCGGGCATTATCAAGCATGTCGTTCACGTCGACCCACATCACATATTCCTTGGTCGCCAGCGAAAACCCGTAGTTCTTAGCCTTGCCGAAGTCGAAGTTTCCTTCATCATCAAGAAAGAGTGTGCCTACTGCATCAATAATGACAGGCTGGCGAACCATAGTCTGAAACTTCCTTGCCAAATCAAGCGTCTTGTCCGTAGAACCAGTATCGACGATAACAAACTCGTCAGCAAGGCCTACGAGACGCTGCAAGCATTCCTGAATTTTTGATTCGCCATTCCTGACGACCAAGACAACTGAAAGTTCATGTCTCATATTTTACCCATTCGTATAATCATCGTCATTCAGTTGCTTCACCAGGTCATCAGTCTGCATTGTCGAGATGTCGATATCGTCAGTGGTTACACCATTGGCTGCATTTTCCTTTTCCAGTTTTTCTTCCTCGTCAATCTTCTTGTTGGCATCAATGGCAAATTCATCGATGGACGAGTAGTTATTCATGGCGCCTTCATTCAGGGCGACAAACTTGATTTTCTTGCTTCGGGCAGCAAGCTTGTTATGAGCCTGAATGAATGCACAGAATGTGATTTTGGCAAGGTAATAATACGGGTCTACATTCTTCGTAGTCTGCATCTTGACCGGGTCGAAGTTGTGACTGTGCTTGATAAGAAGTTCAACAGCACGGTCACGCATTTCCTGCTTCCAGTCGGGGGTGTAGCCACGCCACTTCTGGTTGCCAAGGTTCTTGTCGATAACAACATTAAACACATATCCAAGCGGCTCCGAAACGGGATATTCCTTTCCATATTTCTTGCGGACATCTTTCAACTCGATAAGCAACTTAGTCAAAATATCCTTGTCAATCTTCCCGCTCCTCATCTGAGCGTCGAACGCCTTCAACTGTTTAGGGGTCCAGGAGTAACCGCTTTCTGGGATTTCAAAGTCAAGCGTTACTTCCTCATTGGTCGGTACTGCGTTTTCCATATTCTACTCATGGATTGAATCTCATAATTAAAATACATTTTAATTAAAGTGGCATAGATGCAGAACCCTGCCCTAAGCAAAACAAATCTACTTTATAAACTATGGATATACTACTTGGGCACTAATATGAACCTATTCGAATCAGAAATCAGCAAGTTAAACCTCACTCCGACGGCAAAGGAAACCATCATTCAGCTGCGAAAAATATGCCTCGAATCGGAGGGCGGTGAACAGCTCGAAAAAGAATACGATGCTTACGAGCAAGATGGGCTAGAAGATGGCGAAGAGAGCACGGTAGACGAGGAAGCCCTAAAAAAGGCGGAAGCCCTGTTCGCTAGCAATGGCGGACACTCAAAAATTCTTCAACAACTCGCAGAGTTTCTGGACGATGAATGGTGTGGAAGTGGGTTTGAGATAAGACAGTCCAAAGAATACAATCCCAGCGATGATAATTTCCCGAGAGCCTATCTTTACTGTACATCATCGGACTTCGACTTCTGCATAGATGTCAGGGCTAATTTCAAAGGGTTGCTTTCGTACGTAATATGGGATGAAAAGACGGACCAAAACATGAATGGATATCTATGCGAATATAGGGATGTGGACCCGAGCACCCTCGACGACAAGTACGAACTATCCAAGAAATACACCCTCGATGAAATCCACGAAATGTTCAATGACATCTCGACGGACATATCATCCATAAATCTCTGGTTTGCATAAAAAAGCCCGCCACATCGTTATGGCGGGCCCATCAGGGAAAAGACACTAGGCTTCGATAAACTTGTCCTGTTCTTCCTTCGGGATTAGCTTTAATGCTTCTCTGCTAGGAAGATTGGCCAAAGTGTGCCTAATCTTTTCAAACTTCCTGCTTTCGATATCCTTGAATTTCGGATACCAACTTTTCTTGTTTCCAAGCTTCTTTCTGTAGAACTGATGCAGTACGTTGAGGTAGCAGAAGATAGGGAACATTGCCTTTTCTGTTTCCTTCGAAGAATCGAACGCAACCTGCGGGAACGTCTTTGACAACTCGGCGATAGCCTTGTCGGTCAAAATCAAGAACTTATATTTCCACGGGTAGGCGAACTTTTCTTCCTGAGGGTCAACCCCACGCATGCTAAACTTGCCGTATTGGTTTACCCTAAGGACAGCCGTACTGAACTCGGTAAAGTTCATATAGAATCCACCAGGGAAATTGCGGTCATCGACAATCTCTACTGCGATTCCAGATTTCGACTGCAACTCCTTGGCTAGGTTATCTAGGAATTCCTTGATTTTCATAGCATAACCTACTTTGTTTCATACGGAACGAGTTCGGAAAGGGTTTCGCTTTCCTTAGCCGGGATGAACATTGGGAACAGGGAATCATAGATGTAGATTGCAGAGTCGCCAACGATGTCTGGGCACTGTTCTGCTGGAACCATAGCAAGGTCAATCTCAACCTTTTCCTTCAAGAATACGCCGAGTTCAGCATCGTTATCCTTCTGGCGTTCAATGGCATCCCTGTATCGGTCGGAAAGGTCCGTCTCCAACTTTGTAAATTCGGCATTCTTTTCTAGCGGCAAAGCTTCGACCGCTGCCTCAAATTCCTTCATGTTCGTGAGCGGAGGAAGCCCGAACTTCTTGGCAATAGTGCTAAGTTCAGCAATATACTTTGAATATTCATCGTCCGGCCTGAATGCCTCAAGCATATTGGATACTTCCTTGTCGGTAGCGTCCATGTTCTTGTGCATCGCATATCTGAACGTACTGCTAATACGTCCAGTGAAGAGTTTTTCTTTAATAGCCCTCTTGAACGCTTGGTTCATGTCAAAAATCGCTTGATGACTCATTAGTCTTTTCATGTGAGTACCTGTCTGATGTTTCTACGTATTTAAAATACATTTATTTTAACTTAGTGCAACTTCCGATTGTAGAGAATAAACCGTTGTTGTCTATGTTCATCTTATAGTCGAAGAGGTCCCTGATAATGGCTTCTCGGTGTGTGACGGCAAAAATCGTCGGGGTCTGTTTGGCCCTGGTTCGTACCAGCATCACCATTTCCCTGAGGGCGACATCGTCCGTGGAAACGTCAAGGATTTCGTCAAGGAACAGGACGTTAATCTTGAAGTTGGCAACACGGAACACAAAGTCACAGAACGCCATGGCGATAGCGAAGTTAACCTTGCGCTTCTGACCCTGGGACAACATGTCGTAGCAAGGAGCCGCACCGAAGATTGACTCGAACTTGTAATCCATGCTCTTGTCGAACGTAATGGTGTACGGAAGGTTGAACCGACGAAGGTTGCTTTCGATTGCCTGGTTGAAGAACGGAACGAACATCTTGATGACATAGGATTTGAGTCCATCGTCCGAACACATATAGGAAATGTACTTGCACATGGCAATCTTGTCGGAGAAATCCTTGATTGATGCCATCGTGGTTTCCAGCTCCTTCTGTAGTTCTGCAAGGTGGGTTTCAGAATTCTTCAATGCCTTGTCGTCGTTGCTGGATTCTTCCTTCTGGATGGAAGCCTTCAACGATGCGATGCTGTTATTGTTCGATGTCAAGGCAGAATTGGCCTGATAATAGGCGTTCTTTGCCTGCGACGAAGCTTCCATCACGGAACTGTTCGAGTTAATCCAGTTAGTCAATTCTTCCTGTCTCTTGACAAGTGTGTCGATGTCGCCATGAATCTTCTGGATATCTTGACCGTAGACATAAGCCTTTGTCGTAAGGGTGGCATATCTGCTCGTAGCGGCAGTCAACTGACCGTTGATAGGACCATAGACAGTTGCCTGGAAATTGTTATATGCCTGAATATTGGCATTAAGCTCGGAAATCTGCTGTTCGATAGTCGGGTCGGCTGCCTGTGCAGACAACTCATCCAATTCCTTCTTCTTGGATTCTTTCTCGTTGATGATAGCAATCTGTTCGGCATGGAGGCTACGCCATTGGTTGCGATAGGCATCCTTGACATGTTCGACATCAGCCTCAGTGGACGGTTTACCACATGTCGGGCAAGGCACACCAGCCTTGACTGAGGTAGCCTTGTCAGTGACTTCCTTCATCTTCGCCTGATAAGACATGATTTGTCTTTCGTTGGAAGCAATGGTCGACTTGAGTGCGGTAATCTGGTTGTTCAGCCCGTTCTTCTTTGTCGTAATTTCATTGAGCTTGGCCTGTGTTTCGCCGATTTTGAAACCATCGGCCTGAGCACGAGCGGCAGCGACTTGTCCGCTCAAATCCTCGATATTCTTCTTTTCCTTGTCGATTTCAGAAAAGAGGTTGAGGCAGGCGGACATATCGTTGACCTTCGTCATGACCATTCTCAACTCAGACTGGGCATTGTTGTACTCGGTCACACGACGGGCGCATTCGTCATCTGCAGCCTTGGCCGCATTGGCGTTTGCGACAAGTTCAGGAGTCTTCGCTTCAAGCTCAGCAAGCTGACGCTTCAAGTCGTCAATCTGTTCGTGCTTCTTGGCCTTCAATGTCTGAATCATGCTGCTCGTGTAATTGATATCCGCCGTGATTCTATCGACCGAGTTTTTCGAGACATCGAACTGCATGTTGGAGTCGCTCAACACCTTGTTATTGGCATTCTTCCATTTCTCCGTCGAGAGCGAGATGGTATTCTCGATGAGCTTACGCATCTTGTCAGCAGGCATTTCGAGCAACGGGATGGTTTCCTGACTGTTCATGGCGACAGTGGACTGGTACAGCAGGAGAGAAGGACCGAGAACACGGTTTTCAAAGTCCTGCTGGGTCATTCCAGCTCTTTTCAGCTGTTCCTGGCCATCAATCCAGATGGTAAAGCTAGTCTTGAGAGACTTAGCCTTCATGCGACGTTCGATATGGTATTCCTGCTTTCCAGTACCCGTATCGACATCGAAATCAAGCGTCACCACCATGTCGGCATTCTTGTTTTCGGTATTCTTCAAGTCACCTTGGTTTCCACCACGGTAAGACTTGCCATAAAGGGCATAGGTAAGAGCCTCGACGATTGTGGATTTTCCATAACCGTTCGGGGCGCTAAGATAACTCAAGCCAGGGTTGAACTCCACGACGTTATCAATGTCGCCGTAGGACATGAAGTTCCTGAAAACCAGCTTTTTGAAGGTAATATCATGCATAGGCTAATACTAGAAGTTAAAAGTAATGTCGAAGGTATAACCCGAGGTGAGATATTCAGCCTTCGGGATAACGGCGTAGTAGCCAAGGCAAAGGTCAACCTTGCCAAGCATATATACGACGCCAGCATACGGTTCCCATGAATTTTCGGTATCGACCGTGGAACCGCCATAAAGAATAATATCGGACAGAAGGAGATAATCGAGTTCGGCACCAAAACGGCTGACCTTCGTATCGGTATCGAAGAGGTATTCGCCACCGACGCTAAACTTACCGATATCCTTGTAACCCTGAACGAACGGACGGACACTCTTTTCGGTGAACTCTACACCGACTGCGGCAACGTCATAGATATCCGTCCTGACGGACATGCTGGAAACTTCGCCCGCATAGAAAGCGGCAGCAACTTCGACATTGCTCTTGATGATTGCACGGACGTTTTCGTAATGTGCGGCGCTTTCGGCTTCATGGTCGAAGGAAACACCTGTACGGAACTGTGCAGTACCGCCAGAAGACGGATTGAACCAGTCCCAACCGCCTGCAAAGGCGACGGAGGAGAAGATAAAGACGAGGAGAAGGGTTAAGATTTTTTTCATTTTGACATCCTTTGTTGATGGTTTTTATGTACGTAACCATAAATATAGCACAAAAACCACAGGATGTCAAGCTATTCGAGCAAATTGATGGATTTGGTAAGAGTCCTTAACTTATTTTCGTTACATATGATAGGGCACATGAATACTGCGGTGTTGCCAAACATGACCTTTTTCCACGGGAACGATGACTGGGCGATAGGGAACGGCCTCAGCGAAACGATGACAAACGGGTTGTAGGCATTCTCCTTAGCAAGGTCAAGAACCTGTATGTTTGGGGATAGCGTGATATTCACATAGGGCCCGTTGGCCGAAACGACCTTTGCATACCCAGGAGTCCCATCACTACGCAAGAGAATTGTTGGCTTCGACTTAGGCTTGGCGAACGATGCAAACAAGATTTTTGCCTGAGACTGTATAATCCGCAAGTAATTTTCCATGTTGAAATATCCTATCGGAAGCACACTCTTATCCAGCAGCCCCGCAAGAATGTTTACGTACCTCCTGACAAGAGGTTCGTACATTTTCCCATTATCGTAATCCAATCTACTTAGTAACGCATTTATAGCGGCAACATCCCTTACCTGCGAACTAGACAGCATGATATGGTTTCCGGCAGCGTCGGTAATCGAATTCATCGTGGCGTAGTTGAGCGCACGGAACGGGCCGAGATAGACCCTGTCGCCTAGCTTTATGCGGGAGTTTTCAAAGAAATTCAATCCATCTATAATCGTCTTGAACATTTCTTTGTCAAGATTGCCCTTGTGCTTAATGTCAAGCTTGACCGAATCATTCATGACGTAGTAGGACAGGTTGCTGTACCCGTTTATACGTACAGCCTTGACCCTAGCACCGTTGGCGTTAGTAAACTCGATAGGCGACGTAGTGACGTAACTGGACAGGCCAGCACCGCTTCCAAGGCCAAGCGCCTTGGCCACGTCGAGGTAATCCTTCGATGCGTCCTGCGTGTATATGTACTGAGTATTGTCGTTTTTTATCTGTACTATCATGAATCCTTCCTAAATGTCAGTTCAATCTTTCTTGCAATACCACGAGGAACCTTAATGTAAAGAACTATGACTACCGTGTTATCATCGCTGATTGAGATATAGCTCTTGTCCTCAACGACGACCACCCTCGGTTCATACTTGTTGATGAGGGAAACACACTGGTTAAGAAGTTTGGATTCTCCATTCAGGTCACCGATAATTTCGAATATGCTCTCCTCCAACGTTGAACCAAACTCGTCATCGTACAGGCGTTCGCCTAGGTTAGTCAAAAGAATACTGTACACATTCTGCATCAGGCTGTTTTCGTCAGCCGTGATAGAGAATGACGAGTAGGACAAATCCTTGTTGTAGATAGGCTCGAAGTTAAGGTCGTCAAAGCGAGAACGGCTGGAATTACGTCTCACGATAGAATGCTTGCCGTCAACATCGAGCGGTTTATCCTGTTCTTCCTTTGATACAACTGTGAATAAAACCGGGTCCGTCTCGACACAGTTGCTATTTGGTTCCAGCGACATATTGTCAGTGCCGACATCAACTTTAAGCTTAATGAGAGACGCAATGACACCCGGATTCTTGATAGTCAGCCTCTTTCGGTCTGGCGTTCCAGACAGAATGATAGCAGTATTCCATTCATCAGAATCAGGCAGCTGATAGTATACGACGTTGTTCATTAGATTCTGGTTGAACAACACACCGCTTTCAGGTGAAATTACAATTTCAATGTCTTCGTACTGGTCGTAAGTGGCTACAATATCATCATATCCTTTAGATAGGTATATCGGTATATTGCATTTCGTCACGATGACAGTTCTCGTATCCGATGCACTATAACCGCAACTATCCACCTCGGTAGTGTATTCTATCGTATAGATACCAGGTTCATTACAGTTTAGGTTACTAGCATCAACCGTGTAGGACAATCCGTTATTTGCGGTAACATCTCCTGGTTCTTCCCATGCCTGTCCTTCCGGCCATCGTATGACCTTGTCCCTTATCGTTATCTTTGGCAACTCTATGACAGTAACGCTACTCTGATACGCAGCGACCACTGGCGAAGATAAAGTATTCGCCCACTTTGCCCAAAGGTTTCTCGTCCCCGGATTAGAAGCGACCACTTCAACAGAAACATGTGTTCCTGAACTTACAGAAGATTGCACTAGGCGAAAGCCTTGGCCCATCAAAGTCAAATTATTGCTATCAGACTTATTATAGAGATTAACCCCTTTAAATTCAATAACATCACCAGGTAGCTTACATTGTATGTCTTCCTTGAAGATAATAGGTTCACTCCAGCTAGCCGTACTGTGGTACTCACCAACGTTGCTATCACCAACCCATACTTCAAGATGCCCGTTTGTTTGGTCGAGCGTCGACTCATCAATAACAACGTCGAACGTGAAGTGTCCGGCATCATCAGCATCCTGAGTAATCTCGGAAACATTCTCTATTCTAGCCAGCGCCATTGATTTATAGATACCAGCATCTCCCGGATTGCTAACATCCTCATATGCATTAGAAAGTACACTATAATCGCTACCGTCAGCACGGAAACTTAGGATATGCGTTTTATTACTATCGACGGTATTGTCAACTATACTTTCAAGATTCAGAGTAAGCGTCGCTGCCGGATTTATCACAGTGAAATCAAGATACGTGCTGTTTCCGGCGGCATCGTATATATAAATTCTAGTATCGCTATCCAGTGTCAGGGTAAGCTTGATAAACCTAGCGTCTCTGTTACCTAACATATAGGTAACCATTCCGCTATCCAGCTCTTCCAACAACTTATCGTCAATTCTGAAAATATCGTTCAAGTCGGAAATATAGACATCGAACGGACGACCAGCAATATGTGCATCGGCGGCTTCATCAACATAGCATACAGGAGGTTCTTCATCTATCTGCAAATAGAGCCTATTGGAATAGTTGGTCGTATCAAAATCAACGTCCTTGATGGTGAGCGACGTGATAGAGCTATACAATATCACCGGGAGTTCATTTCCGGCAGAAGACGCACGTCCAATTTGCTGATTGATATAATCAACCTCATCAATACTAAGCGAAACATAAGTGGGAGTGAGTTCTTCGTATCTGAAAATATATGACGATGACAAGGTCAGCCACAAATCATCGCCCTCTTTAGTTGCACTGACTACATAGTAGTTCTTGCCATATTTAAGCGCACTTGGAAGGGAAGTTTGCCCTCCGCTAATGTATGTACCAGTATAAACCGCTCCAACAATATCACCGGGGCCACAGTATGGATAATCATCATCATGAATCTTAAACTTGGTTACACCGTCGTCATTGCGAACTTCGTATATAGGCATCGACCTCTGCAAGTTTAACGAATTGTCATAATAGAACTTTCGTTGTTCTGGGTGGCCATCTACCGAAAGAAGCTCAACTGCACGGCCTCCCGAAAACAGGCCGTTTTCCCATATTGGATTACCGAGAACGGCATAAGCATTGCCAGTCAATTTATCTAGGTTAAGACCCTTCAACACAACGCCGTAATTCTGGCCCACATGCATAAATCGGTCTGCAGCTCGGTCGTGGTCGTTTCCAGAAACAAGGTCGACATCAGTAAGGAATACAGGATTCAATACATTTGATGCATTTCCGTCGTCATCATATACTACACTCATCGAAGACTGATTATCCGTTGCTTCGTCATGGATTACATCAAATTCAAGTGTATCCCCTGGATATCCATACTTGCCATGAACATCGGGACCGTCGACATGAAGATTGTTAGGTATATTCTCCGCATCGCTTGCAGTATATGTTGAAATCATCCTTGAACGGTTTCTGATGATTCCGCACTCAGGAATATTTACATTAGGCTCATCCCCTGTATAAGTAAATTTGACCTCATGGGTAGCCAAGTCTACCGCAACTACCTCACCACTAATAGTGTCATAGTGGTCGGTGTTCATCACCTCAATAGTATCGCCGGGATTAAAGAAAGGTTTAGAACTACCCCAACTACGGACGTACATCAGACTCGAACTATCGAAGACCTTATCAGATACCTTCGCAGAAAAAACCGTCTTTGCCTCAAACGTGGTATTAGTCTTTTCGATTGAATCGCAAACTAGATACATGTACGTATTTTCAAGGGCAATACTCGGCGTTGTTCCTATAAATTTTGACGATGTAATCGCTATATAAGGCCAGTTTTCTACCGCATGACGTGAAGAAAACGTAATCGAACGGTCTCCCGTTGATTTCAATGCGTTAAGGTACAATGTCTTAAACGCATTACCTTTAAGCATAGCTATCGTGTAGGAATTATTTATGTTAAACTTGATGTACCTGTTGGAGAAAGTTCTGGTAGGATTTCCGTAAGAGAAGTCGGCAATATGTCCTATTGCAGATTGGACAATATGCTTGCCAGCAAGGTCATCGTTAGTATCACTTTCATCCCAGGTATCCGTACTGAACCCCATCAAATTGATGCTGTTGTTACTTACACCTGCGTTATCAAGTGCGTATATAAACATTTTAGCGACAAGATTCGGGTCATCCACGGCATCCCCGGTATACTGTTTTATCGGGAACTTTAGGATAGGGAAAATCCTGTCACGATTAAGCTGCAATGGATTGTCTGTTCCATGCGATACATTATAACCGTTAACTACATAGAATGTGTCTTGGCACGCATAAATTATAGCACTTTCCTTTGAATGCGCCTTTTCACGTTTCGGGGCGATATCAGAGTTCGCCACATTATAGGCAATATCGGCGGAAGGTAGGCGTGGCGTGTATTTCAATGTACCCGACGTTACTCCAGACGGGAAAGTTTCACCGTCAACAGGTACGGCTTTGATTAGATTGCTATTGCCATATACATTAACTTCGGTCACTTCAAGATGAACCTTATCCGAGCCGTTATACACAAACGTGACTCGGTCACCTTCACTATCATTTGTACGTGCAACTAGATTGCGAGTATACGGAGTAGTGAGGTCACTTGGGTCAGGACTCGTAAAAATAAATAAGGGGGATGCTCCGCTTGTATCCACGGATACTGTCTCACTATATTCATATAGTTCCCAACGCTCCCATACAAGGTCTGGCCAGTCATAACTTGTATGTTGGCACGGATACTCTTCAGGGTGAGTGACCCTATTTATGAGCATTGGGTTATGGTATGTTTGATAAGTAAACGTGTATGAGTTAGGTACGCTCGTGACGACAAAATCGCCAAGGTATTTTTCACCATCCTCCTTACCAAACCTTCTTCCCCAGTTTGCCATGTATGCGGTATGGCAAGCATCCCTGCTGTAAAGGGTAACAGCATCCCCTACCTGAAGCCCGTGTTCACCCTGCGTTTGAACCACAACGGTTTCAACTTTGTATAGGTTACCGTTGGGGTCACAACCAGAGTCACCTCCGTTCGGGAGGGTATTCTTATCAGTATAAATCCTTGTTACCGAGCCACCTCCGACCTTATGCTCCAGCACGACATTCATTGGGTTTTTGACAAATACCCCGTCATTCGAATATCCTAGAAACGAGAACGAAGACTCAACATCAAACGTCGAAAAGCCGCCGTTATCATTACTGTACGGTGTGGTAATCCAAACCTGTGCATTATTGGAAAGTTGACTAAAGATGCTGTCTCTGTCGAATCTCATTATGAGTTCAGTATCGAACTGTTTGTTGCCATTATCAATCCGAGGAGGTCTATTCGGCGTGTTCCAGTCATTGTACGAACCCGTCAAGGGCATAATGCCAGTTCCATCATATACCATCAACCCACTGTTAGGTGTAACGGTGGAATTAGGCGCACCTGCTGTTAGGAAATGGCGAAGTCGATAATTTTGGACACGGGCATTGGCATCACTACCAGTCGCATGGAAACGATAAATTTCCTTGTAGTGCTGATTAATATTTTCGAATTCGTTGAATGTAGTTGCCAGTCGTATGTATAGATTTATCGCCATAATTCACCATTTCAATCAAAAAATAGTTTATAATCGTGGCGCTAAATCGTTCCGTTTACGGCATTGATTTCCTGGCTATCCAAGAGTTTCTTTTTCCTCATGTGCATGATGATATGCTCCCCAAGGGCCTTGCTCATGTCGGTGAGGTCATTTTCTATTGCTTCTATTGGAAAATCCTCTGCAATAACGGTGGCCCGATTGAGAAATTTTGGAGAGTTGTTCGTCCAAATCGTGTACATGAACCCATCGGAGCCGCATCTTACCGCAACTTCACGAATGGCAGCGTTACCGCCGATTCCGACAAGGTAGTACACCCCATCTGAATTATCGTAGTCGACAATCGTCTGTCCGTACGGATTGTTATAGTTCTTGTCCTTCTGCAAGGCGTCCATCTCGGCACCAGTCAAAGCATAGACCTCGACATATCCTGCATTCGGGAGTTCCAATTTCCGAATAGGCTCAATCTCGTTCTGGATAAGAAGCGTATTCAGCATTTCGGCATCAATCTGGTCGCTTTCCAATAGATTGCCAGCCGTAGCCTGCTGCAGAGCATCGTCAACAGATGTTACCGAGTCGATTGCCCCTAGCTGGTACACATGGGTGTTGTTGTATGCGAGCATCTCCGTTATAAATGAGCCGCCGTCTGCATTACTGTCAATAGATTTCAACGAATCGCCAGAAAGACGGTAACAGGTGGAGAATATGAGAGGCACCCCGTCGATAGCAATAAAGTACAACGGTTCCAGACTGCACGTCGGGTTAGACTCATCGCCTCCACGCACAATAAAGATTGGAATTACCGTGTTGTTTGCCTCGCCGGAGTCGTACAGTTTGTCCAGCTGCTCGGCAAAGTTCTCAACCATCGTTGATGTCGTGTTCTCGTCCGCATGGAGATAGAAATCAGACATCATGTAATAATAACGGGACATCAACATATTAAATCAACTTCTTCAATGCAGAGGTGACCCTTTCTACGTACGCAGCGTCGGCATTCTTGTTAGATTCAAGTTTCTCGATAAATTCCGCAATGCCATCCCGGATAACCTGCGGAACATCTTCATCGGTGAAAGACTTGACAAAATCGTCCTTAATCTTGGCTAGCTTGCCCATCTCGATTACGGCACCAGCCTTCTTCAATTCCTCTGCGGTCGGAACGAACTTGTCGTTAAACTCGTCGATTACTAGACGGATTGGGATTGTGCAACGGATAAGGTTCACATAACGTCCGATTGCAACTCTGTCGCTAATGGTCAAATCAATAGTCTTGCTCATGATAATCCCTGTAAAATAAAGGTACTTACATCGATAAAATACATTTTTCATCCAGCGCTATCAACGCATGGGGTATAAACTATTGATAAATCACCAAAAATATAATTTATTGTGTGACTATGGGTGAATTATACAGATACAACGGTCTTCCAGTCTTCCAAGTGGACTTGTGTGATTTCCGCACGATAGTCGATGCGGAGGTTAACAACAGGAGACTTTTGTCCAAGAACATACTCAACGAATCGTTAAAGTCATTCTACATATCCGAACGTAAACCAACCTTTTATGTGATGTTCGAAGGCATCAGATTTAAGTACCCCAGGTAGGAAATTATGCTTTTTTCATCGAAAAAGAAAAGACCCGAAAACATTGCGTCCATGGTCATGACGCATGTGAGAGACTACGGCGAAAATAACCCGAGAGGCGAACTTTTTGACCGAATGTTCAACGGAGAAGACCTGAACCATGAAATATCAAGGTCCAGGAATGCGGTAGGACAGGGCGTCCAGCAGATGATGTACCCGAACGGTATGTCACCTGACGGATTCTCCACCTACATGCCGACCATCATGATTAACGACGGGCAGATTGACCCCACCAAGGTTCAAGATACCATCGCCGAAAATCAGGTGCAACTCTACTGGCGAAACAACGTGGAACGCATGTTGAAGTACAACATCATCGCCACACGCTCGGAGGTGAACGAGTCTCTGACCCAGATTTGCAATGAGGCAATCTATAAGGACGACAAGGGCGACATTTGCAGCTTGCAGGTCAACGAATATTCTGAAATTGCCGAAGTGACAAAGATGAGCTTGCAGACAATCTTCAAAAGGGATGTGCTCAGGAAGATTTTCAAGTTCCAGAAGACTGCTTGGCAGTACATGAGAAAGATGCTCATCGAAGGCCGACTCTTCCTCGAAGTCGTATATGACGAGGAAACCAATGAAATCGTCGGACTGAACATGTTACCGGGCGAAAATATGATTGTGGTCGTCCAGGATAACTTGATTATCGGCTATCGTCAAATGCTTACTGGAACATACGCACATACCAGCAAGAATTACATCGACTACTCTCCGAACCAGATTTTGTTCCTCTCCCTCGACCTTTACGGCCCAGGCGGCGTGAACGACCCCCGTTCAATCCTCGAACCAGCAGTGAAGGCACACAACCAACTGAATACGATTGAAGATAGCGTTGTTATGTACCGTGTTCTCTGGGGCTCCGAAAAGATGATTCTAAAAGTTGACGTGGCTGGCCAGCCTAAACCGCAGGCCGAAGCGACAATGAAGGAACAGGCCAAGATGTTCAGCCGTCAGATTGACTATAACGCCACTACGGGTGAAATTACCAACTGGGGTAAGGCAATCGGCCTATCGGAACACTTCATCATCCCTGTTCAGGGCGGTTCGTCAGGTTCAACCATTGAAAGACTACCTGGCGGTGACCAGCTAGGCAACATCGACGACCTCAAATTCTTCAAGAGAAACCTCGTCAACGCCTTGATGGTGCCTCCTGGACGTATCACAGCATTGGCTGGCGACAGTGTAAACTACTCCAACGGTAAGGTTGGTGAAGTTACTCAGGCGGAAGTAGCATTCGCTAGACTCGTTGACCGTTACCAGACACCGTTCGAACAAGCTCTCGTAAGACTCTTCATCATGGTGCTCAATACAAGGAAAGAATTTACCGAGAATATCAAGTTGGAAGAGAACTTCGACATCAAGTTCAAGCGAAGCAATGGTTTCCAGAGCTACATCGATGCCGACGTATGGACTACCCGTCTCGCAGTATTCCAGAGCATGATGGAATTTGCTGTGAAGGACGATGCCCCGAACAACCCGCTTTCCCAAGAATACTGTCTCCGTTACGGTCTCGGTATTTCAGATGCCGACCTCACTCAGAACCGCAAGTGGCGTGAGCATGAACAGAAGGTTCTCCTCGGTGAAGAAACCGATGCCGATAGCGGCGAAGGCGAGTCCTTGGGCGACTTCGGCGGAATGGCCCCGCCACCCGAGACAGGAGCCTTCTAGCGAAATACAGCCGAAAATCACCTCAAAAACCCTCCATTCGGAGGGTTTTTTTCATTTCAATGCAGATTTTGAGGTAAAAAATTTTTTGTCGAAATACCTCAATAAACTTAAAGTAGAACTCAAACAGTGCCAGATGGCACAGGATAACATTATGCAACAGTTCAGACCTAAGTCAGCTACGAGCAAGTGGGCTCCAATTTTGGAATCCAACCTTGGTCGTAAGCTCAAGTCCCGTGCTGAAGCTGCTGTGGTTTCCACACTTCTTGAAACCCAGTGCAAGCTCAACAAGGGTTTCCTCCCAGAATCTGCTAACGTCAGTGCTGACGTAGCCCAATACCAGCAGTACGCTTTGCCGCTGGTACGTCGTCAGTTCCCTGACCTCTTGGCTATGCAGACCGTAGCTACCATCCCGACCACAACTCCTAACGGAATTTACTTCGCACTTCGTTTCCTCTATGACGACGAAGCTCCGAAGACTGTTGGTTTCCGTAAGGGTCTCAAGAAGGAAATTGGTTATGACCTCGTGTCTGACCACACTGGTGTGAAGGGCACCTTCAACCCGTGGACAACGATGGCTGGCGAAATGCTCTCCAACTACGGTGAAGGCACGTTCGGTGGTCCGTCTTATGATGGCGCTGCAATGAACTCTGCCAACAAGACTGGTAACGCTTACCTCACCAACCACTTTGGCGACCAGCCGGGTACTGGTGACTACTACGATGAAAACACTGGCCACTACAACATCAAGAAGGCCTCTATCAAGGTCGTAAGTGGTGCTATCCGTGTTGGTACGAAGGCTATCAAGAGCCATTACACCTTGGAACTTCAACAGGATATGGCGGCAGCCCATGGCCAAGACGTTGAAGCACTCTTGCTCGAAGGTCTCCAATTTGAGATTCAGCAGGAAATCGACCGTGAAATCCTCGCTGCTATGGTGTCTGTCGCTCAGAACCCGATGTTTGGTGGTGAAGCCGCTATCACCGTTGACCTCTCTGGTCACGCAAACTTCCAGGATGGCCGTTGGGTCGCTGAAAAGATTGCTGGCGGTATCGTGAACACGATTATCGCAGTTGCCCGTAAGATTTCTCTTACGACCCGCATGGGCTCTGGTAACTTTGCAATCTGCTCTCCGAGCATCGTTGCTGCAATCTCTACTCTCAACTCTGGTATCTATATCCCGACTTACCTCGGTACAGATGCCGCTGTTCAGCCGGGTGGTGGCGTTTCCGACGCTGGTTCTCTCCTGAACGGTCAGATTAAGCTCTACCAGGATATCTATTCTTGGCAGGACTACGCTCTCGTTGGTTACAAGGGACCACGTCAGGGCGAATCTGGTATCATCTTCATGCCGTACATCCCGTATATCTTCTGCAAGACTGCAGGACAGGAAGACGGAAGCCCACGTCTCATCGTGAAGAGCCGTTACGCCATTGTCAGCAACTTGCTCGGTTGCGGCTTGTTCTACCGTGTTGTTCGCTTCGTGAACAACGACCTC